AGATGATGTTGCAAGTCAAGATCTGTTTGTTTCGAAAGAGGATCCCATCATTGAAGACGTTGAGGAGCCACAAATTTATACTAAAAGTACTTGGGAAAGACAATACGATGCAATTACTTATTGCTTAAGTAAATTGAGTTCAAAGTGGCAAACGTGGGCATGTATAGGAGCTCTTGTAGCGTGTTGTGTTGCTCTCAGTATTTGGGGTAAGTTTTTGATTGAATACATGTTTCCAGATGGAGATGATGTTGTGGAATCCGAGGCTTATTCAAAGCGCTCTTATAATGGTGGCAAATCTTTTGCAATGCCTCCTAAACGCATACCATTATACAAGGAAAGCGAAAGTGTTCACAGAAACAATCCTGTTTCAACGCATGCTCAAATTGTTGATTGTAATGACGCATGCATTACTTTAGCAAAGAGTTGTGCAGTTTTATATGGAGTTGTTCCAACCGGAAAAGATGGAGAAGTTGATGTTAAAATTTTTGCAAAAGCGATTCACCTTCGTGATGGTTTTTTTGTCACAAACACTCATTTTTTTTTAAAATATGAGAAACACGAAGGCCTTACTTTTATTGTTGGTATGATTTTCCGAGATAAGTTTGTTCGTTTTGCTGTTGAGGTGACGTATATGCGCCATTTACGTAAGGAAGACGTTACGATTTTCAGATTAACGGGTATTCCATTACCTAAAAGTGTTATGAAGTGGGTGATGCGCAGAGATAAAGTGCCACGTTTAACAATAGGGGAATCGTTGCGCAAAGTTTCTTTAAATTTGAATGGAAGCCCCGATGTTAGTTATGCCAACGCAACTGAGCAAGAAAGTGTTTTTACATCGTGCTGGGATGGTCGACAATTTGAATTGGAGCATCCATTTCATTATTTATGTCCAAGTGATGCTGGAGAATCTGGTAGCGCGATAGTTCACGAGCTGGCGAATGGTGCTATTGAAATTATTGGTATCCATATTGGCTTAGTAAGTGAAATTCGTGGTAATAAACGTCGTGGTAAAGGTATGGCCAGCGCTCTCATTTATGAAGAGTTAGAAAGCGTTATACAATCAATTGAAAACGATATAAGATCTGGCGTTTCAGATGGTATTCAAAAAGATATGGAACTCGAATGTGACGACGACGATGTTGTCGAACCACATGCGTGTGAATTGCCAGTAAAGGTTTCATTTAGAGTGCCACGCGAGAAAGCACATTTTCCAGCCACGCTTAGTAAAATATCGCGAAGTTGTTTGTATGGTTTTGATGGTCCTCCTATTTACGTTCCGGCTAAGTTACGTAAATTTATTAATAGTGAAGGCGAAGAAATTATACCACTTCACGTAGCTTTAAAAGACGTTAAGCAAGAGGATGTTGACACATACGGTGTTTCTGGATTGTTTGAAGAAAAATTTTTTAATGTTTACGAACGCAATCCAAAAGCGCGCATTCTTACGTTTGAAGAGTGTTTGAACGGTTGTGAAGAAATAAATATGCCCTCGCTAATGCACAATACATCGCCTGGCTATCCATTTAACTTATCACCCGGTGGTAAAAACCAATACATTGGCATTGATGAGCAAACACAGCGGTTTTATTATAGGCCAGAATTCATGGAACATTTGCTCAAAATAGATGCAGACATACGTAAGGGTATTAAGTTTAGCGTTATTTGGGGTGATGCATTGAAGGATGAAACTCGCACACGAGAAAAAGTAGAAGCAGGAAAAACTCGATTGTTTTCAACATGTCCACTTGATTATTTGATTATGTGTCGTAGATATTTGGGTTATATAGTTTGTGACTTCATGAAGCACTGCGTTAACAAACCTATCGCAATTGGTATTAATCCTCATTCAACAGATTGGATGTATTTATATAGCCGTCTGAACAAGTTTAAAAGTAGTGTTTTAGCTGGTGATTGCTCAAAATATGATACATCCCACGATAGAAAGAGCAGTGAACAACTTCTTAGCATAGTCAATAGTTGGTATAATGGTGATAAGATTGATTCTATGGTACGTTGTTTACTCATGGAAGATGCTTTTGTCACGAAACACATTATATATGATATGGTATATGAACTTGTGGGTAGTTTTCCTTCTGGTCACTTTGCAACAGCTTTTTGGAATTCTTTTACTCTTTGGGCTAAGCTTTTTACTATTCTCGTTGATAAGTTTAAGGTTCCTCCAATGGGCTTTGAGATTACAGTGTATGGTGATGATTCAATTGTTACAACGGATGCTCACATCACTTATGATATGCTATCAAGTGCTTTTAAAGAGATGTATGGCATTACGTACACTCACTGGACCAAAAAAGAATTTGTTGGAACTGATACTTTAGATGCGGTGTCGTTTTTAAGTAGAGGTTTTAGTAAAAACTGTTATTATCAACAACATTTGTCGAAGTCAGTAATGTTTGCTCCTTTGGAATATGAGACGATTATTGAAAGTTTATATTGGGTCAAGACTAAAAATCCTGCGAGATACGATGACAACATGATTTCGTATATTAGAAACGTTGCCATAGAGTTAGTTCATCATGGCCCTGAAGTATTTTATGTAGTTTTGATGAGCATTAAAAATGCTTTGATGAAACGAAATTTAGAGTTGCATGACAAAGTGTTTAGTGCAGCCAATCCAATAGTTAAAACATATTTAGATTATTTTCTTAGTATGTATTACCCTGAAAGGGGTTACGTTGTTACCGCATTCAATAAGATTAAAAATGCGCCAAATCATGACTCGAATGAGTTAATGTAAATTAAATTCCTGAAAATGCCTTTGTTAACAACACTAGTAACGATTTATTAATTTCCCAAAATGTCCCTTTAGGTGAATATAAAGATGTCACCCCTGTTGAAGATAGCAGTACTTATGGATCTTTACAGGGTTCTATTTATGAACAATATAATATGGAAACTTTTTCATTAGATAATATCCTAAACCGTGAGATTGAACTTGAAGAAACTTTTTGGACCCATGATCAAAGCACGAACACAACCATTCAAACGTTTACATTTCCACGTGATATGCTAAATGTTTTTATTAAGGAGAAAATGAGAGGCTTTAAGTATTTTAAATCTGACATTCGTCTCACTTTTAGAATGAACAGTAATGCTTTAAACTTGGGCACAATCATGATCGCGGTGAATCCAGATCATTTATACGATCCGGTTTGGGATAATGTTGCAGATTGTTATGATTTATCCGGTTATCCACATTTAATTATGTCAGCAAGTACAAACGACACTTGTAGTATTGATCTCCCTTTTGTTTTTCAGAATAGGTTTTTAGATATGGCTTCTGATCCATGGGAAACCCAAATTGGTCAAGTTAAAATCAAAGTTTTAAATGCTCTCCGTAGTGTTAATCCAGCTAATTTACAACAAGCTGAGATTGTTACCACTGCACAGTTTATTAACCCAACTTTGGTTTTACCTCTTCCAGTTAAAGTATCGTCTCATGCTTCTGAAGCAGAGCTTAAAGCTCAAAATTTTTCAATTTCGAATACTTTGAACAATATGTCAATGTTAACTAGTAGTATACAGCATCCAAGTTTGAAACCCTATACTGATGGATTTAAACAACTTGCACATATTGCAAGCATTTGGATTTAATAAGCCACAAACAGTAGATAGGGTTTCTCAAACCACAGTTGATCCATACACTGATTTAAATTATTCAGCGGGGGTTAGTCACAGTAATATGTTTTCCACGGATCCTGAGAATTCAATTTCTACTGATAACCGCATTTTTCCAAGTAATAATGATGATATGTTGTTAAGTACGATAGCAGGCACACCATCCTTAAGTAATAAGTTACAATACAATTCTTCGTTGTTACCACCTCAGATTTTATGTCATTTAAGAGATTTACCGCCAATTAATGACGTATCATATGTTGATATCCCTCGTACCTTTGTTGATCACTTAGCTCAAAATTTTCAGTGTACAACGGGAAGTTATAAAATTATGTGTTATTTTGCATCCAACCCTTCCATTAAGAGTCGAGGTGTTATTTATTTAACGAACACGCTTTCGACTGACTTTGCATGGGAAACTGCTTATCATCAAGTAGTAGACATTCAAGGTGACACGATAGTTAATATGACTATTCCTTATTTGGATGCTCAGTTTTATCAACAACAAAATGATTCTGTATTTTTAGCTTTTAGGCCTTTATCATATAGTGCTCCTTTTGATGTTTCTCCGTTTATTCATATAAATGTTTTTAAAGCTGCAGCTAGTGATTTTAGATTTTTTGGTTTAGTTGAGACAAATTATAAGCTCAAGATGGAAACTGTTATTTCTATGTGTAATGTACGTGAACATTTCACAAAAGATTTTGCATATCTACATCCAAGTATGAAAACTTACATTCCATCAAAAATAGGCTTTGGAGAGGAATATAAAACGTTGAGAGATATAATTCACAAAGATTATTTTTACGGTGAAACTATAGCTCCTGGAAATGATCAAACTATTCCTGCTTTTGCTCAATGTATGCCTGGAAATCAATTCACAGATTTCCCTGGTACGTACACCTATGTTGCTCAAGGACTTGAGTATTGGGGATTATTTTATAAATTTTTCCGAGGTTCTGTGCGTTTAAGAGTTGTTGCTCCACAAAATCCTAATGATACTTTTGCAGGACAAATGTATTCTTATGGTTCACAACCCTTTTATTGCATTAGTTCAGAGGTGAATCCCCAATTGAGTGTTACGTTGCCATATAGATCCCAATTTCCATATTTTAAGACTTTTATGACAGTAGACCAGCCTGGTGGTGTTTATTCCCTTGGGTTTACGAGTTATAATTGCCCAACAAGCGAAACTAATCCTAAAGTCGGTATGCGTGGTTATTTTAAAGCTGGAGGAGATGATTTTTCATTTCATTTGCTTCGGTTGCCACCACGTGGTTATTACATCACACCCGTTGGTTCACTCAGTTTTGCTAACTTGTATGCCTTTGATTAAACGCATATTTCCCGACTTAAACATCAAGTTTTTCTTTTGCACCCGCAAATAAAAATTTTTCTTGCT